CAAATCCGCAGACCCCAGAGGGGGGTAGGGCCGCCCTGTCCCCCTACGTAAACCCCTCACATTTTTGCGTCATTTTTGGGCTTCCAGAATGCCACCGGATGCCACCCAAATAATCCTTAGGAACCCTTAGGACTCCTATACAGGGGGACTTGTTGTGTTCTTCTTATGTGGACAGCTAGTGACAGCAAGGGTTTTTGGAGGTTATGTTGCTTGTAACCCGACGTAGTCCTACCCCCGGAGGACCGTCAGGTGAGAAATCCTCCTGTGGTGGGTAGGATTTCTCTATCAATTGCAAGGGTTAAATGAGGGACATCAATGACACCCTTGCTGATTTGCATGAAGGGTTAGCAGAGCATTTGAAGTACAAGCTTGATGACGGGACGATTAGCGTTAGCGAGTTAAATGTGTTGCGGCAGTTCTTAAAAGACAACCAAGTGAGTGCACAGCCAGTGGAGGGGACACCATTTGGTGATTTAGCGGCGCAGTTACCGGAGATTGAGAACGTCGTGCAGTTCAAACGGTCTGTTGGTTAGTGGCAAAGAAGCAGCAAAGCTGGGGTGCACTGCCGGAGCCGTTTAATCAAGACTTCAGGTACTTCTTGGTGCTGGTGTGGCGGCAATTGCAGCTACCAGATCCGACACCAGTGCAGTTAGATATTGCGCATTACATGCAGCACGGCAGTAATCGTCGGATTGTCGAAGCGTTTCGTGGTGTTGGTAAGAGCTGGATGGCCGCGGCCTATGTGTTGTGGCTACTGAGGAACGACCCACAGAAGAAAATCATGGTGGTGTCAGCGTCAAAGACGCGTGCAGATGACTTTTCGCAGTTTTGCTTGCGGTTGATCAGGGAGATGCCGTTGTTGCAGTGTCTTGATCCAGATCGAGATGAGCAAAGAAGTGCAGGCAACAGGTTTGATGTGCGGCCAGCCATACCTGACCAGAGTCCGTCTCTGAAATCAGTTGGGATCTTTGGTCAGCTGACCGGGAGCAGGGCGGATACGCTCGTCTGCGATGACGCCGAGGTTCCAAATACCAGCTGGACTGTCGGCATGCGTGAAAAGCTGCTGGCGTCTGTCGGTGAGTTCAACGCAATCCTGAAACCAGGGGGCGACATCATCTTCCTGGGCACACCCCAGACAGAGGAGTCGCTCTACAACAAGTTGCGCTTACGGGGTTACGAATGCCGGATATGGCCAGCCAGGTATCCAGCACACCCAGAGCGGTACGGGGACAGCCTGGCCCCATTCATCAGTGAGCACGTTGTCGATGGTGCCGGCCAGCCGACAGACCCGCGACGTTTCTCCGAAATAGATCTGGTCGAGCGGGAGGCCTCGTATGGGCGGAGCCAATTCGCGTTGCAGTTCCAGCTCGATACCACTCTGAGTGACATGCAGCGGTATCCGCTCAAAGTGAGTGACTTGCTGGTGTTGGAACTCAAAGATCATGCGCCAGAAAAGTTGGTGTGGTCTGGTGGTGCGGAATACAGAATCCCAGAGCTGCCTGCTGTTGGGTTTAGCGGGGACTACTACAACCGGCCAGCGTTTATTACAGGTGAATGGCTGCCATTTAGCGGCTGCGTCATGCACATTGACCCGTCCGGCAGAGGTGCCGATGAAACGGCGTATGCAATTGTCGCCCACCTCAACGGCAATTTGTTCTTGCTGGAGTGCGGGGCATACGTCGAGGGCTACTCAGAAACCGTTTTAGAGGGCTTAGCTAAGGCTGCAAAGCGCCATAAGGTCAACTTGATCCAACTGGAGGATCAGTTTGGCCAAGGCATGTTGCAGAGCCTTCTGCAGCCATACCTACGGGTGCACCACCCGTGTGAGATTGAGCCAACTCGCAGCAATGTGCAGAAAGAACGGCGCATCATCAACGCTATGGAGCCCGTGCTTAACCAGCACCGGCTGATTGTTAATCGATCGGTTATTGAGAATGACGTCAAATCCCGTAATGGTGCATCTGACGAGACGTCGTTGTCATATCAACTGTTCCATCAGTTGACACACATCACAGTCGACCGCCAAAGCCTGGCGCATGACGACCGTCTGGACGCTGTCGCAGGTGCAGTCCAGTATTGGAACGAATCACTGGCTATTGATGAGGACCGAGCCATTAAGGAACGCCGCGCAGAACTTTGGGATTTGGAGCTGGAGGCCTATAAAGGGAATATTGAGGGTGCGCTCGATGCTCAAATCCTTGGGCTACCTCTTGAAAAAGCTGGCAGGAACTCAGGTGCTGACGTCTGGATGGTCACAGGACAAAAGAGTCTCCGTTAAGCCGCGGGCTTGGGTGATTCGGCTGCCAGGAGCATTCATGCACCTGGGCGATGAACAAAAGTATTCAGCGTTTCAGACGGTTGTTGTCGCAACTAACGCTGAAGCTGCATGGGAAGTGGCTTGCATGACAGACGTATGGGAAACCTTGCCGTTTCAGGTAAAACAAGTGCAGATTTTTCCTCGTGATCTAAGCGTTGAGCCATGCACAGCAAGTTGATTGATGCCGTTAAGGCTTACGAAGAGCTGCCACATCAAATTGCAGCGTTTTCAATCCTTGAACGCAGCGTTCCAACCGTTGCATTAGAGGAATTTGTGGAAACATTTGCCGCAGCGCAAAAGTATCCGGGTTGTCCGCCCACGGGTTGCGAGTAAAGCTACGCTTGTTCTATTGCTAACTACGCCATGGCTCACAAAAAAGGCACCAAGAAAGGCACTGGCAAGAAAAAGGGCTACTGATGGCAGCTAAAGACGGTCTCTACATCAATATCCACCGAAAGCGGGAGCGGATCCGCAAGGGTTCCGGTGAATCCATGCGTAAGCCTGGCAGCAAGGGTGCTCCTTCTGCCAAAGCTTTTCGCGATAGCGCCAAGACCGCCAAGAAAAAGGCTTAAACGCCGCGCACTTGCTGCTGCATAAGGATCCATTGCCGCTGAGCGTTGCGCAGCGTTCCCTTGTCAGTGCTTGGGTCGTTAATAATGTCCTGCAGCGCCTTGCGCCGGTACAGCTGATCCTCTGAAAAACCCATAAGCCCGCCAGGCGGGATGCTGGATATTGTCAGCGGCTTGACTTCAGTGTCAAAACCGCCTGTTCTTTTGTCAGTTATTGGGGTTTTGCCGTCAGGAAAAAACGTCAATGGATTTTCGAAGTCCATAGCGTCTTTGCCTTGTTGGCTACCCTGCATCGCTCCGCACATGTCAGCCTTTCTTCAATAGCGCCAGTGACACGGTAGCGACCAGCCTGTCGTCCACGTCATTGTCTGTGGTCTTGGCCGCGGCCATCAAAAGGTCAATGATCAACTTTTTGACGCTGTTGCTTTTCAAGAACGCAAAAAGGATTGGCCTGATTAACAGGATCATGGGTTGATGCTGTCGTTACTCTTTAACGGTAGCGCTGTTCTGCAATGGCAAACAACGAAGACCAACACAGCAATGGAGTGCTGTCCGACTTCATCCGCATCATTGTCCTTGCCTGGTCGCTGGCTTGCTTAAGCCTTAGCTACTTAGGGCAGGTCAAGGCCATGGATCCTACGTTTGCCGCCTCAATGCTGACAGCGGTTTTGTCGAGCTACGGCGTAAGCGTTGGTAAGACCGGCGGCAAAAAAGATGACAGCAATAAGCTAGATACTCCTAAAACCGCACCCTCCATAAAGTCATGAAACTGCAGTGGCTATTGCTTGCAGTCTTTTTGCCTGCACCAGCACTGACCAACACGGTCACACCGACGTGGTCTACCGGCTCAATGCAGAGCACAACAACCACATCCCAGACCATTGAAGAGACGATCCAGCATCAGATCTATGGCTCCGAAATGCAGACCTGGACCGGCGAAAACGTAACTCCTAGCGCTGCCGACATCACGAACACAGCAACGACATGGGATCTAACAGACGACGGAGAGGCATTTACCCTGGAAATCACAACCAGAGAAGCGGACTATCTAATCGAGCAGATCGACATCGACCGCACAATCGAAACCGATTCCACCACTACGTCGCTCAGTGTGTTCTCGCAATAATGATTGCGGCACCTGCCGCAGCAGAAACAACAAATAATTCAGCACCCAAAGCGCAAGCCACTAGCAATAACACCAACCAATCAGTTCAGTTCAACAACAACGGAGCACCTAGTCGTCAGCATTTTGGCGGCAACGTCAGCTGCAACGGGCCGACGCTAGTGATGACGCCATTTCATTTAGAGGCGCACGCTGATCCAATGCCATCAGAGGATTACACCCGTGCGCAAAACTTTGGCATGCAGCTCAGCGTCAACATTCCGCTGGATGGATCTATTACTGAGATGTGTAAGGCCATGGTGCGGCGCAAGCTTGCGGCACAGCAACAGGCATTAGACAAGGAGCAACTTGATTATCATTTAGTGCGTGCTTTGAAATGTGCCGAGCTTTATAAGACGGGGTTCATGCTGCACCCTGATTCAAATCTTGGAGCTACTCTTTGCTCCGACGTAGTCTCAATCGACGTCTACCGAAAGTCTCAGGGTCTTTCCCCCGTAGTTTTGCCAGCTTCTTCAGAGCCGTCTGAAACGCAGGCTTCAACACCTTCACCAAGTTCTGCGCAGCAAGAGTCGCCCCAACCGACGCAGCCGCTGCCGCTGCCGCCGTTGTTGCAGCCACTGTCACAACCTCAGGACTCGGCAGAGCAAACTCAAGAGACGTCCCCGGCAACGTTGCAGTCGGCGGAGCCTGCACCTCAATAGCTTCAATCACAGGCGGGTTAACTAACAGGTCAATCGTTTCCTGCTGCGCCTGGATGTTGTCGTTTAACTGCCGGACTTGCTCTTGCAATCGCTTGGCAGCATCACGCGCGCTTTGGTCAATGCCTTGTGGTGGTGGCTTCGGCTTCGGTGGTTTCTTTGGCGGAACGCTTGGCGGTATTAACAGTGGATGAGAGGGAGCCGGAAACACCGGCTCCTCAATCGATGGCCTTGGAAGATCAATAGACCCAGGCAGCTGTATAGATGGCAGCCGCAGTGGGTCCATTAATTAGAACTTGGTCTTAGAACCAATCTTCATGTAACCAGCCAGGTCGCTGTCGTCGAACTTGCCAGCGCCAACTTCGGCGTACATGCTGGTGGACTTGGTCAAGTCACCAGACAAGCCAGCCTTACCAGTCAAACCCCACTCGTTATCAAGTGTGTCGTTCTGCAGGGCTGGTCCTCCCTGGATAAAGAATGGACCCGACTCATAGCCAACGTGCAAGTCAAGGCTCGTGCCTGTTGCCTTGCTCCCTGACCAGCTGCTGTTGTATTCGGGGTTGAAGTACGCGTTGCTTTCGGCCTTCACACACGGGCTGCCCAATGCA